CTGTTGCACTTAGGAAACCTGCTAATCAAATTATTGATAATTCCGGTTTAAGAGATGAACAAATAGAAGTTTCAGATAAGAAGATGAAAGATAGTTCAACGGTAGGATTTAATTCAAGAACTGGTAAATTAGAGGATTTAATGGCCGCAGGGATAGTTGACCCTACAGATGTTGTTTTTAACGCCGTCAAGAACGCAATCGGTGTCGCAGCGGGCATTTTGACAATCGGTTCCGTCATCACGCTTCCTCGTGAGGAAAACCAGTCTTCGAACCAAGCACTTAAAATGTAATGTTTAAGAAGTGTGAAAAATGTGGTAAAATAAAGCTATGGTTCATGGTAAAACCATTAACCACCTATCTGCCCATTTTAGGACAAAGGATTACTTTACAAGAAAGAAAACTATGCGGAGAGTGTAGAAAAATAGTCGAAAAAGCATTATATAATCTAAAACATGGATAAAGAAATAGAGTTTAACCCAAATAAAAACCCCGATATGATAAGTATTTGGAAAGATTGGGATGGTAATTTCCGTGGCATGATGCAAAAAAACGGCAAAATTATCGAAGAACGTCAAATTAAACCCGAAGATGTGTTAATTAAACTGTTGACCCATGATTAAATGGCATGAAGGATTTCAATGGCTCAAAATCATCATCGGGGTATTGGGAATGGTCGGTATGGGAACCATCATTCTTGAATTGTGGCAGATAATACATCTCCTAAGCCGATAGGTATCGAATATCCGCCCGACGAGATTCATAAGAATCGCGCCAGAAGGGAAGCCCCACAAAAGGCAGTTATCGAGAATCAAGGCGGAATGTATATCCCCGACCACGCAGAATACATTCCAGGAAAAGGATCATTTGTTCATTACAGGAATTACATGAAAGTCCCCGGAGATTTAGGAGATGTCCAAAGCCCTCCATTTCCCCAACGGAATGTCAGCCCTGAAGAAGCGGTGTTTGCTACGAATATTCCCAAAAGGAATCTGATGTGCTTATTGTGGTTTATTACTTCCCACGAAGCGAGGCCTTTTATAGGATTGTTTGCTGTTTTGCCACATAAAGGCAAGATATTAACAAAATTATTTGATTTATATAATAAGTCGGCACTGCCCGTGATGTTTCCGTTCTATCGCGAGGAAGGCTATTACTCCGAGGTTGTCCAAGAGATAAATAAAGCGGTAAGGATTGTATTGATCGGTTTGGGGGCAGAAGTGGAAGTTGCCCGGCAAACCGCAGAGAATATCGGATGTATGTTCGAATTTGATTGGGCATACCGGTTTCCCTTTCAGGATATCTGTGGGGAAACAAACAAAGAAAAACTAAAAGAAGATTTGCCCAAAGAAGCAGAAAGGCTTATACTTATCTTACAAGAGAGGGACAAAACGACGACCGTGACTGGGAAATTCGCAACAGGACTAAAAGCCTTGAAACTCCTGTGGAAAATCCCCAAATATAGAAACATTTTCAGGCAGGCAATCGACGCAATAGATCTCAAGAAGTGTGAGATGGATGAAGGCGAGATATATCACTCGATACTTTACGGACCCTATGACACGAAAGGTCGAAACCTCGAAGAACGTTTAAAACTCTACGAGACTTACCACGGCGAAGGTAGGACAAAGTGGCCACCGCGGGTAATTGTCGGAAAACAATAATGACGCTAAGAGAATTCAAAGGAAAGTGGCGGAAATTCAAATCATGTTATAGCTTTATGGGTTTTAATCCGATTGAACGCATGAAGATAATCAATGGAACCCTGAAGCCTAATATACAAGATTATCGGGAAAGTACGTATTCAATATGGGTGTTCAATTCCAGGGTTTTAACCTATACCTGGGGAATGATTAAAAAGAGTTTTAAAGTTTGGAAAGAACCATCTGAATATTGGAACCCGATAAATTATTAAATAACGTTGACAAGAGATATTGATGTATTGATAATAGGAATATGGCAAGAACAGCAACAAAGAAACAGCGAGGATTCGCAAAAGACTATGTTGAAACAGGCAATGCAACTCAAGCGGCGCTTAAAAATTATAATACGGAGGACTATATGACAGCAGCGAATATAGGATCAGAGAACCTGAACAAACCTAAAGTGAGGGATTTGATTGACGGATTCGCAGCACAGGCAACAATCAATATTCAAGAGCTAGCAAATAACGCTGAGAATGAAGCAGTAAGGCTTAAAGCGAATATTGACCAAGCAGATAGGGCAGGATACAAAGCAATTGAGAGAAGCTTGAACGTTAATGTTGAAGTTGATATGCCTGAATTAAAGGAATTAACGGAAAAACTAAATGAATATTATCGAGGAACAGAAGCATGATTGGTTATTTCGCCTAAAAGCAAAAGCAGGAGAAGAACCTACGATACAGTATATGCAATGTGCGCATTGTGGAGCGCAAGTGAAATGGTGGAAAGGTCCAAAAGATATCGAGCTTACTAATCCAGCGAAAGATAATATATATTGCATGGATGAAATACACTGAAGAACAAGTTTCGGCCGCCATGGAAGGTTCTCCTGCCCTCTGGGTGATTAAGCACAAAATCAAGAACGAAGTAGGTTTTCCTATCGATTTTACCAAGCGTAGATTCTTATTTGATATTTACAACGACCTCAGCCCGAACCAAGTCATTCTGAAACCGCCTCAGGTCGGCATGACGGTGGCGAATACGCTTAAAAGCCTCTATGTTGCAAAGAAGTTAAAGCGGCAGATCATTTACACACTTCCAACTCAGGGAGACATACAGGATATGGTCGGTGGTTCATTCAATCGTATTATCGCGCAGAATCCTATTCTCATGGATTGGGTCAAAGACCACGACACGGTTGAACAGAAATCGGTAGGAGATTCGATGATTTTCTATCGTGGAACATTCACGGCGAAGCAGGCTATGATGATTCCGTCGGGTCTTAACATTCACGATGAGGTAGACGCCTCAGACCCAAACGTCATTAACCAATATGAAACAAGATTACAAGCACAAGAGGATGGGGGGTGGAGATGGTATTTTTCCCATCCCTCTTTAAGCGGACACGGAGTGGATGTCTATTGGCAGCAGTCCGACAAAAAAGAATGGTTTATTAAATGTAATGAATGTAAAGAAGAACAAACGCTCGAATGGCCAGAAAGCATTAATGTGGATGGGGGATTTTACGAGTGCAGAATATGTCATAAGCCTTTGGAAGAGAGTGCCAGAATCAATGGGCGTTGGAAAGCTACAGCAGTTGGCGAATTTAGCGGCTATCACATCTCCCAGCTCATGCTCTACAACAAGAGCGCGAAAGACATCATCAAAGCGTTCAACGACCCGCAAAAAGACAAGCAATACTTCTACAACTACGTCCTAGGGCTGCCGTATATCGGGAGTGAAGATAGAATCGAGCCGAGCGCCGTTTTACGCAACTGTGTGGACGTGGTGAACGACATGACTGATAGGGTTATCATCGGCGCGGACACAGGACACGGGATTCATTACGTGATGATGAACAAGCAAGGGGTATTCTTTTACGACAATGAGACCGAGATAACAGCAAGCAAAGACCCCTACGACAAGATTAGGAGCCATCTTCGCAGGTTTGAGAGGTCAGTGGCGTTTTTTGACCAAGGAGGGGATTTGATCGGCGTCAGGAAGCTCCAAAAGGAATATCCCGGGAGGGTTTTTTTGGTGTTTTACCGCAAGGATAGGAAGACGACCAACCTTTTTGAGTTTGGCGAGGGAGAAAAGTATGGCGAGGTGTATGTGGATAGGAACAGAATGATGACCTTAGTCGTCGAGCAGTTGAGGGATATCGGAAGAATCCAGGTGAACGGCTCAAAGGAGGAGTGGGCAGAGTTCGCCTCGCATTTCGGCAATATGTACCGCGAACAGATTGTTGTCGATTCAAAGCCCGGCAAGGACGATAGGAGTCTGTTGGGGGCGGAATACGTCTGGAAAAGAAGCGGAGCCGACCACTATTGTCATGCCCTACTCTACGCCATGGTGGGATTCCAAAAGTACTCCGGCGAGCTAGCTAAAATAATTGGTCCGAATATATGGGAGGGAACAAGAAAAGGCCAGATAGTCGAATCTGGTGGCGTTCATTTGAATTGGGGAAACCAATCAACCTTATGAATCGAGAACGCTGGAGAGAGTACAACAAGCTCAAACAGCGTGAATATCGGGGAAAGCATGGCAAGCCATATCTTGGTCACCCTTACAAACGAATCAAACCCTATGTGAAGGTTGATTGGGAAGCAATATTTACTGCGGAAGGACATTGTGAATTTTGTGGGTGTCTCTTAGATAGCATGTTGCACACCGACAGTCCATGCGATAGCTATTTGAAAAAGTACGGATTAGATTGATATACACAAACCGTACAAGGATAGATGTGTTTTAATAATGCCATATGGATGGCTTCACAGAAAATATAATCGGTGTTGCCGACTTGGTTGAATCCGATACCAATAAAATTTCTGGTAAGGGTGATTTTTCGCCTGAAGGAGTTGCGGGGGATAAGATAGACGTGCTTGATCTTCCGATGAAGGA